CTCATTGTCATGCTGTACTCTCCCTCAGGTATAGCAGTCTCACCATATACCTTTATGCCTTCTGGTCTTACAATATCTTCAAGGGTATAACAGAACTCTACACCATCTATAAATAATCTACCTATAGTACTTTTGCTAGTATAAGTATCTCTAATGATGGTGAGTCGCATTACTTAGATAAGCTTAGCTGTTTTATGAAGCCTTTTACTTCGGCTATATCTGATGCTATAGATTTAACATCATTTTCCAGGTCTCCTATTTTTACTTCTAATTTTGAAAAGGCTAGTTTACTTTCTTCTTTAACATGCTCGATGTCTTTTTCGATGTGCTTGATCATAAGGGAGTTTTTTTCAGTTTTATTATTAAATCTAATAAAACCAGTTAAAAGTCCACTAAACAATACTATAAACTGTATTATATTCTCTACTGTCAGTGAACTATCCATAATTTTTTATCCCTTTAAACGTAACCTAATCAAATATATTTAATAATTATTATAAAAATATATAAAAAAAATATGTTAATCTATTCCGTAATATTCTTTTATGCCATTATCTAAAACAGTATCCATAGGTATAGGACATTGAGAAAGGATAATAATATTATCATACCCATTATCTCTAGGGTATGGCTCTCCAGTTTCAGGGTCTATATCTAAAGTTCTAGCTCCAGTAACAGGATCTACAATATATTTAGGTAATATATTACCATTAACATCTTTACTAACTTCACCTTTTATAACTTCAAAACTAGCTGTATTATCAGTTACAACAGTAATAACACCTTCATTATCTACATAAGTCTGTAGCCTTAAAAATACTACTGCTTTAGGTTTATCCCTTCCATCAATTTCTTCTTGAATAGTTACCGTATCTCTAACTAATCTTCTGTTTAAACCTGTTTTTGGGTCTGTACCGTATTCGTAAATATTCGCGTTCATTTTTTATATTTTATAATTCATAATTTCCGTTAGCGTCAGGCGCAGAAGTTAAAGATACTGTTACATTAGCATTAATAGCAGTAGTAGCACCTTTAAAACCACAATTACCTACAGCAGCAGTTTTAGCACTTGCGGCATATAAACAATTAGCTGAAGAGTTAGCCACTTCTAAAATACAATTAGCTACATAAACAGTATTAGAGCTGTGATTTAAAGTCATAGCATGACCACTTGCATTATTCCAATTACTTTTAATATTACAGTTTTTAAATACACCATTACAAGCCCCTGCTGTTGTAACTGGTACGCCTCCCTCACTTATTAAAATACAATTATCAAAAATTCTAGTGTTAAAATTAATATTAGCCACTTTACCACTTCCTTTATTTATAAAAGTTGAGTTTCTATGATCTGAAGGAAATAATATAGTATCACTAGATGAATTATTTATAATAACACAGTTATCTACAACTGCAACAAAATCCAATGCGTTACTGTTTCCAGTTTCTCCATGCGAATTATATATTTCAGCAGCACCAGACCCACTATCTATTATATGACCACTAGTTGATATTAAATTACAATTATGGATTTTAGTAGTACCACTAATGCAATCACCTGAATTAGTTTGTACATGGCTATCATACAACGTACCACTACCTAAAATACCATTACCTGTACCTTTACATTCTACATAAACATTTCTACACTTATTAGTACCTATTCTAAACCCGTTAGAATTACCTAAACTTATTACTTTAAAGTTATCACCCGCTAAAAAACCGCATGTATCACCACTAGAAGCGTCTGATACAAAAATAGAACCGCCAAAATCATTATTTTGATTATTCTCCTCAGTACCTATTAAGTTAGCTATATTAGCAGCTTGAGAATTTTGACAGTAAATTAACATTTTAGACATGTTTATAGTACCGTATTGAGTAGCAGGCATATCTATGCATCTATGTGTACCTGTCCCGTTTATCCTTGATATTTTACCGTTTAAAAATATAATTTTTTGGTTATTTGATGGGTTACCACCTATAACTATACTAAAAACGTCTGCTGTTCCAGCGTCATCGAAAGAAACCTCAAAGCCATTAAAATCTATTGTTAATGATTCAAAATTATAATTGTTACCTATACCGCTTGATCCACCACTATTTATATTAATTTGTGAAGGAAGTGAGATATTAGAATATAATTTTACAACGTTATTACTCCCTGAAGTTTTACAAGTTTCTAAAGCTGTTTGTAAGTCTGTAAAATATGTAGGTACTCCATTATCTGAGTCTGTTATAACTTCAATAACTCCATAACCTTTAGCTATATCAACCCAATTACTACCATCATAACGCTGTAAAGAGTTTAAATCAGTATCATATACAAAATCTCCAGTATTAGGAGATAAAGCAGCTTTTTCAGCACTAGTAACATTATCAATACCTCCACCAATAGCAGCCCATGCAAGACCATTAAAAGAAAGTAATGTATCTGAATTTTCATTATAACATAAACTACTCTTTTGAGGAGTTATACTATTCCATGCAGCACCATCATATCTTACCCAATCTTGTAGACTAACGCTACCCCATCCAGCATCTACACTACCTCCACTAGATAATACATAAATATCTCCAACGTTAGAAGTAGGAGGGGCTACACTACCATCTACAAAATTTAATGCAGCTGGTAAAAGTAATTCATCAATACTCTCTAAATTTCCTTGCTCGTTTTTCCATGCGTAATCTCCATTATTAGCATTACTAAACCATTTAGGATTATGTATATCTGTCTCAGCAGTAATATTTTTATGTAATATTGGCATATCTTAATAAAATATAATTCCTTTTTTATTTACTTGTGGCGGATTGTCGCAGTCATCAAATAACGGAAACTTTGTAGCGTCATCATCCTTAGCCTCTTTGATATATTCTATCATGTCTTTTTTCCAGAAGTCAGCTTTATTAATATAAAAGTCTCTACTTTGTGAATACTCAAAGCTTCTAGCCTGGTTAGATATTTCTGTATCGTTTTCCATAGCCCCTTGATTAGTTAGCTGCGTATGTATCTTAGAATACACCTCATAGACGATGTAATGAGCTAACATAGGTTTAATGAAGCTATTTACTATAATAGTATTATCAGGCGTTAAACTAGCTCCTTCTATTTGTGTTAAAAGCTCATCATAATAATCTACACCTAAAACAGGCTTAACGTACTTTCTCTGACTAGTTAATATATACTTGTCAAAATAAGCAGTATCAAAATAATTATCATTTATAGCTTCAGTACTTACCTCTGTTGAGGTCATCATTTCAGTATTATACGCCATTTTAATTAATTAATTTAATTATTTTCAATTTCGGATATTTTCCTTTTACACCAGCTTTTCATAGACTTACCTCCCCATAGTAAATAAGAAATAGTTCCACATGCTTTAGTATCGCTAGGATCGTAGTACTCCTCTGCTCTCGATAAATAGCTAAATGTTCTTTTAATAGTATCAAAAGATAAACCTCTTCTATTGGCTATATCTTGCGCTCTTTGTTTTCCTACATCTGTAGCGCATCTATTATTTACCTCCTCATTTAGCTTTATACCTCGTTTAGCATTGTTTACCGCTGAATCTGGATAGTCAGCATAAGTCTGACCATAAACACCATTATTAACTGAATTATAAATATCCTCTTCTTCATCATCCTCAGTATCATTAATATTACCTACTGAGTTTTCATTTACAAATAGATTACCTCTAAAGTCCTCTAGCTCCTCCATACCTAGCATCTTACGAGCTTCATTAATAGTAATTACACCATTAACATCTATTTTATCTGCATTACCTACTGGAGCTACATTTAGAATACCTATTTTAATATTATTCCATTTAGTCTCTCTAGCTATAATTTTATTAAGCATATTTAATAAAGGCTCTTGAAAATCAGGAATAATAACACTATTCATAAACTTATCATATTCATCCTTTATTTGCTGATTGCTACCTAATTTACCAGCAGTTTCTAAACCAGCTAAACTACCTGTAATTCTATGAGCAGTAACAATACATTTAACAGCTAATTGAGATAGTTCTAAAAACTCTCCATCTCTTTCTCTTTCAAATTCTTTTATACTTGCTGCTTGATCAGGGCTATCTAAAAGCTCTACTAAAAATTTATCATTGTTAGACTCACCTGTAAACTTTTCTTTAATCTTATCAACATACTGTTGAGCATTCATACCGTCTGGCACTTCTCCAAACATCTGAATTAATACACTAGGAAAAAAGCCATTATCAAACTTGTCAATATTGTATTTTGACATTCTATATTCTATGTCAATCCAATCTATAGCACCTACATAATCTGGTAAACCGTAGTAATTAAACTCAGGATATTTTCTCATACCATGAATTAAATACTCGTTTCTCATTCTATCACCATAAAAAGGTATTTCAGTAACAGGAAACTCAGCTGAAGGAGCTGTGCTAAGCATAATATCTCTCCAAAAGTTAGATAAGTAAGCCGTCTTTTGGTCTTTAGACTTTCTTACTGTTGTAGCATCCTCTGAATATAAAGCAGTATAATCACCGCTTTTTTTAACATGAGGGTAGTAATTACCAGTAATAACATAAGACTGTATCCACTCACAAAAAACATCATATAAAGACTGCCCTTCAGGATTAACCTCATTACACCACTCCTTAAAATCATTAGGTAAATCACTATACTCTACAGGCTCACCGTCTACCATAAAAGTAAACTTCTTACCCTTAATAAAAGTAATTTTTTGATTTATTATACTACTATGAGTAGATGATCTTCTAGCTCGTTTAGCTAAATCATTTACATATATATTATCAGAGTCCTGGAAAAACGGCACCCATTTTTGCTCTATATTCTGGTTAGGCTCTTTCTCCTTTTTTATTATAGGAGTAGTTATAGGGTCTGACTTTACACTAGTAGCTTTTATACTATTTATCTTCTTTTGGCTCATCTTTAACCTCTTCTATTTTAACAACATTTGTAAATCCAGCACTATACAACTTTTTTAAGTCTTTTTGGCTAGTTTTCTCAGTAAGAATAACTACACCTACTGAACCAGTTATTTTTTTACCTATAAAAGAAGGCTCTATAATAAATTTTTTCATAAAATCAAATATAAAAAAAATATTCAATGTAGTTTAAATCTAATATAAATAAAAAAGGGGAGCTAAGCTCCCCATGTTGACTATGCAACTATCCAATCATAAACTAAATTATGCACCGAAAGATACAGTACCAGAACCGCTAGTATCAATAGAACCAACAAATTCACGTACTGGCTGTGCTTGTTTTCCAGCAAAAGTAACAGTATAACCGTTCTGACCTTGCACCTCAGCCTCTAAAACTTCATTAGCGATAGCATCTACATGAGCATCAGTACCCATGATTTCATCATATCCTAATACAAAAGCTTTATTATCATTAGTTTCTTTGTTGTAAGTTTCAAAGATTACAACTAAACCACATGACTCAACATACGAGTTAATACCTTTTGCTTTAACTTTCTCCATTTTTGGAGCAAATAATTCTAAAGAAGTTTCATAAGAAATAGAACCGTTTTCTCTTGAACCTTCTGAAGAGTATGACTTAGTTTCTAGCTCTCCTTCGATTTCATACCATACATCATCTGTAGTGCTAAGCGTTACAGCTGTATATGAATGGTTATCAGTAGAGGCAGTGAAACTAGTAATATCATCTTTATTAATAACGAATACGCGCTTAATACCTCCGCGTCTATTTTCATCGTTACATGCTAGTAAAATATCAGTTGAAATTTCTGCCATTTTAATTAATTTAATGAGTTAAAAAAATGCCCCCCATTAAAGAGGGGCTTTATATCTTAGTAGTAGAAAGAAATTAATTCTCCGAATACAAACTGAGCACCCATTTTGTACTTAGCGATAATTTTCAATAACTCATCGTCATCGTCATTACTTCTAAATTTCAACTGAGAACCAGCATCAGCAACATCAGTACCGATAACTAAGTTATCATCTACAGTGTATACCATCATATTCTTACCTATGTCAATTCCTAAAGTCTGAGAGTTAGGGTTAGCAGCGTCAGCTAACTGAGTATCCCATCCAGTAACCTCTACAACAGGAATACCTCTAAAAGTAAGAGACTGTCCATCTTGTAATAATTGAAGTCCTAAAGCATTACCAGTACCTAATTGCTCGTAAGTAGTCATTAAGTTATCTACGATAGTAGCAGTAACTCTAAAAGACTTAGTAGCGTTAGGCATTTGTCTCAATACTTTAGTTTGATTTTCGTAAGCAGACTTTAAAAGCTCGTAAGCTCCATCAGCTACTAAATCTCCATTAGTATCTTCAACACCAGCGATAGTAGTCATTTCAACATACTGTCCTAAAGAAGCTGAATCATCTACAAATAACTGTACAAAACC